CAGCAGCGAGCGGCGCGATGCCGGATGAGCCGAAGCGGGAGAAGACCGAAGTCCAAGAACAGGAGACGCCTGATGCTGATGAGCGCTAAGGAGTGGCGGCGGCTGTTCCCGAAGATCGACGACGAGGACCTTCTGGTAGGTTTCAACGTCGATAGAAAAACAGTCCTGGCATTGTTGGCCGATTTGAAAGAGGCGCAGGACGGGCTAGAGGAATGCAAGAGATTGCACTGAGATGACCCGCCGAATCCAACGGCTGTGCGCGGACGCCGGGCTTGACCGCTACATCTGGGAGCAAGCCCGGCGTCACTTCTCCAACCTCCAGGATCAGCAAGACGCGCACTCTGAGGCGTGGGAGAAGTTGTGCGAACTGACAAATCCTCCTCTCGGCGCTGAGGCTCGGCGTTTTGTCTATCGCAAAATCAAGAACCGCTATGATCGAAATCTCTATGCCCGGCTGCATTCCCGCGCGATCTGATGCTATCAATCCGAACATAAACCCGAACACAACTCCGAAAAAACCCGAACGGAAGGGGTGATAGGGGGAAAAGACCTGCTCACCCTGAAGAAGTACGACAGCGGAATCCATCCCACGCTCTGCTACTACATGGCCCTTGCCGGGCTCACCCTCGACCAAGTAGCGGCCGTTCTCGGCATCCTCCCTCGACTGCTGGATGCATGGATCGCGCGCCATCCCGAATTGAAAGAGGCGATGAAGCCCGGCAAGGACTTTGTGGACAACCTTGTCGAGGGCAGTCTGCTGAAGCGTGCGATGGGATACGACGTCGTGGAGGTGACCCGTGAAAACGTAGAGGTCCAGCGAGACCCTGTCACCGGCAAGGTGAAGTACGCCATGAAGACCACGAAGCGCGTGACGAAGCACATCCCTGGCGAGGTAGGGGCGCAGTGCTTCTGGCTCAAGAATCGCAAGGGCTGGCGCGACCGCGTGGACATGATCCACGGCGGCAGCATCACGCACAAGCAGGATCTCAGCCGGCTGAGCGACGAGGAGTTGGCGACCATGCGCGCCCTGGCAGCGAAGGCGGAGGCGAATGCAAGCGCCAACTGACGTACGCCAGTCCGCCGAACGATTCTCCTCCGTTGCCGAGCTCGACGCCGAGATGGCGCGCCGGCATCACCTGGACTTCATCGAGCAAACATGGCAGCGTCCAGGGGATCCGTTCATCGTCGGCCGCCACAGCCGGGCGATTTGTGAGCGCATCGACCGCGCGATCGTGGACTACCGAGCCGGGCGCTCGACGTTCCTCGTGGTGATGGTGCCCTTTCGCCACGGCAAGAGCGACATGGTCTCTCGCTACCTCCCTCCCCATTTTCTCGGCCTGTTCCAGGACTCCGAGGTGATGCTGGCCACCTATGCCGCGGACCTGGCGGATGATCTTTCCCGGTTCGCCCGTCGCATCACCGGCTCCGACGAATATCAGCGCATTTTCCCCGATCTGCACGTCGCCGAGGATTCATCCGCGGTCAACCGCTGGGGCGTCCAGGGGCGCACGGGTGGCATGGTAGCTGCAGGGCTTGGCGGCTCCATGACGGGCCGCGGCTACGCGCTGGGCGTCGTCGACGACTATCTCCGCAACCGCGCTGAGGCGGAGAGCAGACTCGCGCGTGACCGCATCTGGGACAGCTTCACGAACGACTTCCTCACCCGCCGCGCGCCGGTCTCCATCACCCTCGTCGTCGCTACGCCGTGGCACGTGGACGATCTCATCGGGCGCATCTCCAAGAACATGAGGGAGGACCCGAAGTTCCCGCAGTTCGAGACGCTCCGCTTCCCCGCGTTCGACGACGCCTACCCAACTGGCACGCTGTTCCCCGAACGCATGCCGTTGTCATGGTACGAGGGGCATCGGGCGACGCTGGGCACGTACGGCACGGCCTCCCTCCTCCAGTGTCAACCGCAGACTCGCGGCGGAAATCTCCTGAAGACCGACCGCGTGAAGATCGTCGAGCAGATTCCCGAGGGGCTTCGCTTTGTACGCTACTGGGACCCCGCTTCGACGGTGAAGGACGTGATGAAACCCGATCCCGACTGGACCGTCGGAGTGAAACTCGCAATTCGGACAATCAGGAATGACGAGGGCCTATCCGTTCCGCAACTTGTCGTCGAACATGTAAAGCGCGGCAGATGGGAAGCACCGGAGCGGGAGCGTATTCAAAAGCAGATTGCGGAACTCGACGGCCCCGGGGTGCGCATCGGTATCGAAGCGGCGGGCGGTTACAAGGACAGTTACACGCGACTGAAGGCCGTGCTTTCAGGGATCGCCCAGGTAGAACCGACCTACCCCGCGAAGGATAAGCTCGTCCGCGCGGACCCGCTCTCCCCGATCTTTGAGGCCGGTAACGTGTTGCTCGTCCGCGGGGATTGGAATCAGGAATACCTCGACGAGATAGGCGACTTCCCCACTGGCAGCCATGACGACCAGGTCGATGCGACCTCGGGCGGATACGCGATGGTGGCCGCTCCTAATTACGTGGGGCCACTGTGATGGCGTTGTTCGCGGGTCTCCGAAAACGCATAACGCGCACGCTTCTCAAAGGCTTCTCCATGTCCTGGCTCGGTGGCCCAACTACGTCGGGCCTAACCACTGCCACCTACCAGCGCAAGGTGGGCGATGGGACCGACTGCGATGTCATCATGTCGCCCGTGCTCTGGGTAGCTCGCCGGATGGCGGAGTCCCCGGTCGGCGTCCAGAAGGTCGGGGACAACGCCATCGACATGGCACACCCGTTGGCGCGACTGCTGAAGAGGCCTACCCCATGGTTCAGCGGTTCGGCGTTCCGCAAGGCGCAGACGATCGAATGGATGCTCGACGGGAACGCGTACAGCTACAAGATCCGAGGAAGGCATAAAGAAGTCTTGGCGCTGCAGTTCATTCCCCACTGGGCAATCCGCCCCCATTGGCCCATCCCGTCAACGACCGCGGCGCCGCAAGAGCCAACGTCGGGCTTCGTCGACTGGTACGACTACTACCCCTGGGGAATCACGAGTGCGATCGGCGCGAAGAAACTGCTGCCGGAGGACGTGGTACACCTGCGAAATGGCATAGACCCCAACTTCCCACTCCTCGGGCTCTCACCGCTGAAGATCCTGCTCCGCGAAATCTACACAGACACGGAGGCCGCCGAGTTCACGGCGATGCTCTTGAAAAACGCCGGTGTCATGGGCGTCGTTATTGCTCCGAAGGAATCCGGCGGGAGCATCATGTTCCCTGGCGAGAAACCAGAAGACGCCAAGAGGCGCGTGCAAGCGCAATGGGCAGGTACCCGCCGAGGCGAGCCGATGGTGGCTGCGGGGCCGGTCCAGATCGACTACATCGGAGTCGACGCGGCGAAGTTGGATCTGTCGAGACTCCGCGATGTCAGTGAGGAGCGCGTGTCGGCTCTCCTGGGGATTCCCGCCGCGGTCGTCGGTTTCGGCGCCGGCCTGCAACAGACGAAGGTGGGCGCGACCATGGTCGAGATGCGCGCCATGGGATACGAGGACTGCATTATCCCGATGATGCACGAGTGGGCGGACGACTGGGACATGCAGCTCCTCCCCGAGTTCGGCCTTGACTCCTCGAAGTACTGTCTCGCCTGGGATCTGTCGAAGGTCCGCGTCCTCCAGGACGACGAGAATAAACGCAGCGACCGCGTCATGCGCCAGTTCGTCGGCGCTGCTATTACGCGCTCCCAAGCGCTTGTGGCGCTCGGATATGAGACCACAGCCGATGACGACGTGTATATGATCTCCAGCGCCTACACGATCGTTCCCAAGACGCAGGCAGGCGCATCCTACGAGCCGCCGCCTGATTCTGTTGCCACGCGGGCTCATCGCATTCCGGGAACAAAGGCGCAGCGAGCTCCGCCACAAATCTCGCGCCTCGTCCATCGGCTCGACGCGCAGGGGAAGCGGCAGGCGGTGAAGTGGACGGGAATCCTCGAGGCGAAGTTCAAAGGATACGGCGATCATGCGGCTGCGATTTTTGAACGCGTCGCCAAAGAGCGCGGCCTCAAGGCGGCGGACCCCGAATGGGAAGCTGCTGGGCAGATGACCGCGGACAGCATGGGCGGTCTGGACTTGGCATACGAGCCGGAATACCTGTCCATCGCGCGGCAGACATTCGAGTTGATCAGCACGATCCTCTCACTCGGCGTCAACCTTGATGCGCCGGCAGAGCAGCGCATCATCGCCCGCGGAGGAATCCGCAAGGGGCTCGTCGATATCGAGCAGCAGACGAAGGATGCAATCTTTGCGGCCATCGAGCAGGGCAGGGCGGGAGGAGAGGGCGCCGCGGGGATCGCGGACCTCATCCGCGAGATGGTCCCGGCCGGTCCGTGGGGTTCCGCGGCGACACGGGCAATGGTCATCGCGCGCAGCGAAACGAAGTATGCGCAGAACATCTCGAGCCTCGAGGCCTACCGGGGGAGCGAGAACATCACCGGCGTCGAGGTGTTCGACGCTCAACTCGGCCCCACTGACGAAGAGTGCATGCAACGCAATGGGCGCGTTGTCACGTTCGACGTTGGCGAGCTGATGGTCCAGAACGAACACCCCAACGGAACGATTTCCCTGGCGCCCTACATGGGAGAGTTGCCCGCCGATGCCGGAGAAGAAGCCGGCTCCGGTTGGTTCAGCATAACGCACGGCGCACGCCAGCCTGCGCTCGCCGGTGGAAATGGCAACGGGAGGAAACAATGACC